CGTGTCGTAGGTCGCCGGGGACGCCGCTTGCGCGGCGGTGCGGGCCGCGAGGTCGTCGGCCGTGCCGCGCACGATGTAGCCGAGCTCCGCAGAGGACTGCGATGCTTGGTTCGCCTTGGTGGAGCGGCGGCTCTCGAACTTCTCAAACACCTCGACCGGCACGAGCGATCAACTCCTTTCTTGGGGTGGGGATCACGCAAACCGCAGTCCGTTATCCACGCTGGCATCCAGCAACCGCTTGGTGTTCTTGGCCGTCGCCTCCGTGGCGGTGGCTGTGCGCTCGGCGGCATCGCCACCAGTGCCAAGCCCCGAGACGGCCGCCGAACTGAACGTGCCGGTGACGCTGATGCCCTTGCCGATGGCCGCGCCGAGGCCCGACAGCCGATCTTCGAAGTCGGCCAGCAGATCCCGCTGCGGGCGCCCGGGACCCTTCTCGGCGTCGGCGGCCTCTCGCTTCTTGCGGGCTTCTTCGATTGCGGCTGCGAGTTTCTGCTTGGCGGCGTCGAGCGCGGCCTGGGACTCTGCGAGGCCCGCAGCGGTGTCCTTGCGCAGGGCCTCCTGAGCGTTCTCAAAGTCCTGGCCGATCGCGGCGAGCGTCGCCTCGTGCATCGCGGCGGCGTCGCGGCGCTGTTGCTCGCGCTGCCCCTCGCGTGCGGTCACCGACTGTTGGGCAGCGTTCTCCAGTTCAACGAGCCGGGATTCGAGTTGCTGGTCCACCGCCTTCTTGGCGGCTTCAACATCGAGCCCGTCATCGAACAGCCCCTGGATCTCCAGCATCCGCTTTGCGACCCACGACGATGCCTCCTCCCAGATCATCTGGAAGCCCGTGGCGAAGTTGGTCCAGGTCTTGGAGAGGAACGCAGTCGTCTCGATCCACGCGACCTCGAGCGCGTGGAACACGATCTCCGCGGCGGCGAGCGCCCCGTACCACATGGAGTACGCCGTGGAGACGAAGAACTCCTTCGCGCCCAGCCACGCCTTGTTGAGCGCCGCCACGCCCTGCTGCCAGATGACCTTCAGAGACAGCCACAGAATCTCGGCTGCGAGTGCGATGTCGCCGGCGGCGAGGGCGTCGGAGATGCCGCCGACCACTTTGCCGACCCAGTCTCGCAGCTCGGTGAACTTCTCCGCGAGCCACGACAGTGCCTCGCCGCCCGCGCCGGTGCCGACCAGCAGCGTGCCGCCGAGCGCCACGATCGCGGCGATGGTCAGGCCGACCGGCGTGAGGATCGCGCCGATCGCGGCCCCGATCAGGCTGAACGCCGTGCCGATCCCGCCGATGACGGCGGCGACGATGCCCAGCGCCGCCCCGATCCCGGAGATGATGTAGCCCAGCCCGACGATGGCGATCCCTGCGACCGCGACGGCCGCCGCGACCTTAAGCGCCCAGACCACCGTTTCCTTGTTCGCCTTCACCCACGCCGTGGCACTGACGACGATGCGCGTGATCCGCGCGGTCAGGTCCTTGATGGTGGGTGCGAGCGCCCCGCCGATGGTGAACACTCCCTGCTTGAGGACCTTCCACAGCGTGCCGAGGGCATCGTTGAGTTCGGCGGCATCGCGGGCGGTCTCCGTGCTCACCGTCAGCCCGAGTTTGCGGGCCTGTTCCTGCATCTCGTTGATGCCTGCTGCCCCGTCGGCCATGAGCGGCAGGAGCTTGGTCCCGGCCTTGCCGAAGAGCTCCATCGCCATCGCGGCCCGGAGCGCCGGATCCTGGATCTGTGAGATCCGATCGGCCAGGAGCTTGAACTGCTCGTCGGGCGAAAGTCTGGCGAGGTCCTGCACGGTGAGCCCAAGCCGTGCGAGTGCCTCGTTTGCCCCTTTCGAACCCTGTGACGCCTCCGTCAGCGTCTTCTGCATGACGCGGAGGCCGTTCTCCAGCGTCTCCATGTCCGTGCCCGAGAGGTCGGCGGCGTAACCGAGCTCCGACAGAGCCTCAACGCTCACGCCGGTGCGGGCGCTCATCTTGTCGAGCGCATCGCCCGAGTCGCTGAACACCTTCGCGGTGCCGAGCAGCGCGGTGATCGCCGCGACACCGATGCCCGCCATCTTGGTGCCGATGGACCGCAGCCCCTCGCCGAAGGCCTCGAGCCTCTTTTGGGCCGCCTTGAGCCCAGCCGACAGCTTGTCGCTGACGCCCAGTTCAACAAATGCCCGGCCTGCTCGGATGTTCGACGCGCTGCTCATACCATGCCACCTTCCGCCCTCGAACGCCGAGGACGACTCCGCTCGTCCGTCCAAAGGAACGCAGACCAATGGCTACCGAACTTGCTGTTTACGGTCCCTTCGAGATCGCTTGTGATACCAATGGCAAAGTCAAACGCATCTCGAAGGACCAAGCGGTCGACTTCTGGACGCAGTCTGCGGTGGCGGGTTTGAAGACCAAGCAGGGCTGCTATGTGTTCGCAGTCAGGGCTGGGAAGGGCTTTACTCCTTGGTACGTCGGCCAAGCGAGCAAGAGCTTTGAGCAGGAGTGCTTCACAGACCACAAGTTGAACCACTTCAACGATGCGCTGTTCAAGGGGAAGAAGGGAACGCCCGTCATGTTCTTTGTCGCACCGACCGGCAACAAGAACAAAGTGCCCGCGGCCGAGCTGAATCACATGGAGAAAGAACTGACGCAGGACGCGTTGGAGAAGAACCCGGAGCTGCGCAACATCCAGAACACCAAGAACCTTCCCCAATGGAGTATCAAGGGAGTAGTTCGAAGCAATCGCGGCGCGCCAAGCACGGGCGCAACACAGTTCGCCAAGATGATGGGCCTGAAGTAGTGTCATTCGCGCCGATGCACCCCGATCTAGCCTCTTCGAATCGAGTTCCGCCACAAGAGCGGCAGGTTGGGCCGCTCCTTCTCCAGCGCCGGGGCCATGTACGGCCGCGGAGCGATCTTGACCTTCTGCGATGTGAGCTTGCCGCCGCGTCTGCGGAAGACGACGGTGTCGCCGCCGTACTCCAGGACATTCGGTGCCTCGCTCTTCTGGAATCCCACCGGCCCGACGACGACCGAGTCGTTGGGCTTGTCGTACCCGAACAGGATCAGCCGACGCAGGCTGCCCTCGTGCGAATGGGGCGGGGCCCCGGGAGGAGCCGACCCCTTGCGTTTGCGGATGCTCGTCTTCGCCGCCGTGCGGATGAACGCGCCGGCCTTGCTGAGCACCTTCCGCTTGGCGTTGTCGACCGCCGCCATGACGACGTGGCGGTCGAAGAACATGTCCTTGATCCGCATGGTGATCACGCACCACTCCCCGCCGGACCGCCGGTCCCGCCGCCGGTACCAGCCAGACCACTGCCCTTCTCCAGGCCCTTGTTGAACGACGCCTCCTTCTCCTTGCGGAGACGGCCCGATCCGATGAACAGGCCGACGATGCCGGTGAGCGCCGGCAGCGCGGGCCCGAGCACGGGCAGCCCGGCGACGGTCGGGCCAACGGTGTCGAGGGCTGAGAGCGTGAGTTGGCCGAGCAGCCCGCGGATCTCGCCGGCCTTCTCGATGTTGCCCTTCCACTGCGCGCCGGTCGTCTGCGTGAGGTTGAACCAGTTCTGGTACTCAACCTCCGCCTCGTTGAGGCTCAGCGTCGACGGCAGGCCGGTGGTCTGCTGGATGGTGTTGGGCGTCTTGACCTTGACGATGTCGCCAAGGTCGAGGCCAGCGCACGACGCGAGCACGAGCGCCAGCAGGATCAGGGCACCGAGATAGACGTAATGGCGGGTGGTCAGGCTCTTCATGCACGAGTCTCCTTGGCGACCTCCGGCATGCGGCGGTCGATGAACACGTCTTTGAGGACCGACACGTCAACCTTGACGGGTCGCTGGGGCTTGTGGAACGGGTCGAAGTCGGCGGGTTTGAGCAGGCGGGATCGCTTGGTGTCGCGGGCGGTGTTGGCCACCACGGACATGACGGCGGCAGCGATTGACCAGTCGTGGCGCTGACGGCCATCGAGCATGGCGACCAGCTCCCGCAGCGTCAGGGGCCCGGGGTCGAGGCCGAGGGCTCCGGCGCACTGGTAGATGAACTTCCAGACGTCAGCGGCTCGGGGACCATCCGGTTCACGAGCTTGTCCAGCTCGCTCTCGCTGGTCAGCGTCTCGATCCGCTTCTCCGTCAGGTCGCGAGCCTTCTCCATCACGCGGTTGGTGGCCTGGAGCACCCGCCCGAGGTTGGCCCGGTCCCTCGGGCTCGGGCAGAAACTGATGAGTTCATCCAGCACCGCGCCCGTCGCGGCCTCGATCGCGTCGCCCGCCATTGCCTTGCCGAACTCCTCGTCGGAAACCTTGGCGGCGTCCGCCTCGGGCTTGCAGACCGCGTACACCACGTCGCACAAGAGCACGGGGTCGCGGATGAACTTCTCGATGAGCGTCCCCTCGATGACCTGCATGAGGTCGACGCCCGTGAGCCCGCGCACGCGCTTGAGCGTGGCGACGTTGATGTCCACCGTCCAGGTCCGACCCGCGTTGTCCTTGAACTGCCGCATCCATGCCTCCATTGAGACGCTGTGCCGGTTGCACAGCGATTGAACAGCCGTTGAACACCTGTGGCACCGACTCCACCGCCGGGTTTATGAACCGATCCATGAAGGCGCCGTCGCCGAGTACGTGACCTTGGCGGTCACCGAAACCGTGATGGCCTCTTCGAGGGCTTCGCTTCGGCTGAAGTTGGTGATCGAGAAGTCCGCTTGCAGGCCCTGACCCGCGGCCGCGTCGAGGATCTGGAGGCCGATGGGGTCGTTGTTGAAGAAGGCGTTCTTGATGGCGGTGAACCCGGCGTCGCCCGTGTCCCAGACCATCTCGAACTCCACGCTCGCTTCCTTGAGCGTGGCGACCGTTGCCCGCCAGCCGCTATTGGCACGCGTGGTCACATCCGCCTCGCCCGCCTCGAGGCTCAGCGTCACGTCGCGGGTGTTGCCCAGCGCCGTCCACGCACCTGCGCCTGCCTGGCCGCCCGTCTTGTACTTCAGGGCGGCTTCCATGCCGAGCTTGATTGCCATCGCTGACTCCTTTCACTCGGCGCTGTGGCCGACCACGAAGACCGTCTCGCCGCCCTTGCTCTTGACCAGAATGTCCGCCAGGTTGACCCGCTCGAAGTAGTACTGCGTGCCCGGGGCGACTTCGATGGGGTCGGTCTTGCCGTCTGAGAGCAGCATGTCCTGCGTGTTCTTGTGCGACGCGGTGAGCGTGAAGGTGGCGATGGTCTTCTGGGTCGCCAGCGGCTTGAGCTCGTCGGTCATCGCCACGCCGAAGATGATGGTGTTGCGCATGGCTACCTCCGCTCCCGGTAGGTGACGCTGAGCACGCTCGTGAACACTCGGTGCTGTTCGAGCGCTTCGCTCGACACCACCGGCTCGTTGCTGATCCCGACCCACGCCGCGTCGGGGAAGCCCTCCAGCCTCTGGAACCGCAGGTGATCCGCGATCTCCTCGACCAGCGCGAGCAGCTCATCGATCGCCGCGTCGGCCCCATCGGCGGGGAGCTTCTTCTGCACGCCCACATCCACGACGTACTCGATGGCCAGGCTGTCCCGCGTCACCGGCGACATCTGCAGCATGCGGGGAACCACCGATACGCGGAGGTCCTTGAGGTCCTCCAGCGTGAGCGCGGGCTGGTACATGCGGACGGCCGTGACCGGCTGCCCGAAGGACCCGGCGCTCACGTGCGCCGCGACGGCGTCGGCGAGGGCGGCAATCGTGCTCACGGGCCACCTCCGATGACGGGCGAGCCCGTTGGCGGCACGCTCTGCCGCGGCGAGTTCGAAGTCAGCCCGGACAGCTTGCCCTCGAGGAACCAGATCTTGCGTTCCATCTCGGCGTACTGAGCGCGGATGCTGCGGGCCTCGCCGATGAACTCGTCGAGCCGCTTCTCCACCTGCTGGAGCTTGGTGGTCACCACGCCCCACTGGACGGTCATCGCGCCCGCCGCGAGCACGACCGTGACGACCACGCCGGCCCACCGGGCGCTGCCGTTCTGTCCGTTGGAGTTGTTGCTTGAGTCCGCCATCACGTCTCCGTGCCGATGTGCTTGGTGTGAATCCGAAGAACCCTGCGGTACG